GATGGAAGCTGGAGGCATGGTAGCGCAGAGTGTGCAGTCTGTGCAGGAAGGTCTGCGCGGCTTTAGCCCAGCGTTCTCCATGCACTACGAAGCGAACTCTAGTCTAGCTAGCTCTGTCGTTGTCAGTGTTTATGAGCGTCTACTTACTGTAAGGGCTGTGTTTTGAGCGAATATATACCCAAACTCGACTGCTCTGGTTCATTTCCTCAGAAAGACTTTACGCGCGACTTCACAATCATTATTGCGCATAGAGGGCCAGCGATGGGATTGTGGTTAAGTTTGGAATCGTGTGAGGCTCAGCTTAGGCTTACCGATTACCACTACAGCTACGTCATAATCTGTAACGGAAATGACGAAGATAAAGATTTAGAGTTGCTGTCTATAAAGAAGCACCTAGAGAATAGTGGCAAGCTACTTGACTGGATGAACGTAGAGAGGCCCCTGTCACCGCCCGATGCGCGGCAGATGGGTAGCGAGTCTGCCGACGGTAAATTCATTTACTACTTAGATAACCACGTTGTAGTTGCACCTAACTACTTCACCAGCGCGCAAAGCACGTTCGAGAAATACAATGCCGATACGGTCCACTCGCTTACGCGCTTCTATGCGGGCGAAAAAGACCACATGGAATACAAGCTAAAGCTAGAAACTAACTTCTGGGCAGAATGCCGAATGGTGGACAAGGCTGATCACACTGAGCCCTACCTTATAGCTGCGGCGGGCCACGGTGGCTTCGCTGTTAGGCGAGAGACGTGGGAACGGCTAGGTGGCTACGGACCCTTGGGGTTACTAACTGGTTACGGGGGCGAGGAGCTTATATGGGATCTCAAGTTGGCCCGCTGTGGGGGTACTAACTACCTCGATCCTAATATGATTCACCATCATTGGTCTGGCAAGCGCGCATACAACCGCCACTACTCCGATGACTACTTTCGTAACTTGATGATCTCTGCCTTTGTTATAGGCGGGGATAAGTACGTAAATCTCGTCTACAAGAATTTCGAGCACACTGCTAAGACTGGCCCAACACCAATCTACCAGTTGTATGAACAGGCTATTAGGCACTCGTTGCCTCACAAGAGACAACTAGATGCCACTTGTATTAGAACCCTCGACGAGCAGCTTGAATACTTCAAGTTGCACTCTATCCCTTTCTAAGGCGTGCAAGACATGCGGGTTTGTTTTAGATAGGTCCTATTTTGAGACAACTAATAGGGCATGTCGTAGCTGCAAATACAAGGCGAGGAACACGTCGGAAAATAAAGAAAAGTTAAGGATTTGGCAAAAGGCTAACCCAGAACGGGTAGCCTATTATGAGGCCAAAAGAGCGCCTAGGAAAGAATACCAAGCGGCAGCAATGCGTAAATGGCGAGCTGCAAACCCTGATAAGGTGCGAGATGCAACCGCTCGACGTTCTCCAGCTACCCGTGAAAAGCAGGCGCGCTGGCACAAAGATAACGTCGATAAGAGTCGCGCTAAGGACCGTAGACGAAGAGCTAGGAAACTTGGCGCAGAAGGCTCCCACACAGGAGACCAATGGACGCGCCTAAAAGCCTTCTACGGCAATGTGTGTCTGTGCTGCGGAGTTCATGACTCTGTTAAGACGCTGGCTGCGGACCATGTTATCCCCCTTAGCAAGGGCGGCTCTGATTACATAACAAATATCCAGCCCCTTTGCCAGAGTTGTAATTCTCGTAAGCGCACCCTAGATACCGACTACAGGCAAGTTTGCCTATTGGAGACAGCGTAGCCCATGACTGAACCTATTGTCGCAACCTACGTACCCATGGGCTCAATCGAACACCAAACCGGCCTCCCTCAGACTAATGACGATAACTTCCCAGCAAAGAAGCCGGCAGAAGCTGGCATCCTTACAGGCGAGACACTGAAGGAATTGCTGGCTCGGCTGCGTAGTAAGCACCCCCTCTTTGAAAAGTATGAGTCTCTCTGGCAGACCTACCTTGATGCCTTTGAGGGTGGCCCGTCAATGATCAAGGAATCCTACCTGCATAAGCACATGCGGGAGGCTGATGAGGACTACGACGAGCGGATCAAGCGCGCGCACTACACCAACTATTGTGAGCCACTAACTACCTTCTTCACAGACTTCATCTTCACCGAGACCATCCACCGCAGCGGCGGCAAGAATGATGACTGGTTCACCCAGTTCGTCAACGACGTGAACCGCAAGGGTGATGACATCACCTCGTTCATGTCTGAGGGAGTTTGTAACGACTTCCAGATACTCGGCATGGTTTATGGCTTGGTTGATGCACCGCCAAGGCCAGAGGGCATAGCGGTAGTAACGAAGGCTGATGAGGAAGTATACAAGCTGAAGCCTTACTGGGTTCTGATTCGCGCCACAGAGGTGCTGGATTGGGGCGTTGACGACTTCGATAAGTACGTCTACTTCAAGCGTAAGCAGCTTGTCACAGATACTGACTCGCTTGGCCGCAAGGTTGACATTGAACGGTACACAGAGTGGACCCCTACCACTGTTACTGTCACAGACATCACCAAGGTTAAGAACCAAGAGACAGCCAAGCAGACCCAGCGGCCTAACGGGCTGGGCAAGGTGCCTGTCGTAGTCGCTCGGTATAGAAACAGCAAGGAAGATCCCTTCATGGGCTTAGCCTTCCTGCGCGATTTGGCGATGGACAACATAGCAGTGATGAACCTCACTTCCCTGCTGGATGAATTCTTGTACAAGCAGTGCTTCAACATCCTTGCGATGGAGATGAATGGCGAGCTACCCAAGGCTGATCAAGAAGATGGCTCAATGGGTACAAGCAACGTTCTCACCTACCCGCAGGGCATGAAGGCACCGCAGTACATTACCCCGTCAGCCACGCCTGCCGACAAGATTTCAGAAGAGCGTAGAACCATCGTCGCGGAGATGTACCGCCGTGCCGCGCAGGATACGGTAAACGAACTGTTCAATGGTGGGGGCTCTAGTGGCTTCTCCAAGGCGCAGTCCTTCCGTACAACTGTACCGCGCATTGCGAATCGCGCCGAAGTCCTTGAGAAGTTTGAAATCCAGATGTTCCAACTGACCTGTGAGTATCTAGGCGAGACATGGAACGGAAAGATTGCATACAAGGACCACTACGAGATTACTAACCTTTCCGATGCGCTGGCGCAGATGCAGACGCTCTTTAGTGAGCTACTGATTCCGTCTGCTACGTTTGCTAAGGAAGAAATGCAGCGCATGATCTCGCTGTTTGACGGCAAGATCGCGCCAGATGTATTGAAGCAGATTCGCCACGAGATTGAGACTGCAGACATGACTGAATGGTATGACCTGCAGAAACTCCACTATCTCGGTCGCGCGGCTACTTCACCCGATGTTGGTACTGCACTGGGGCAAGCACCAGCCCCAGTGCCTACAGCGAGCGCTATGGCTACTGCCGGTAAGGATACGCCTACTGCTCCTTCCACTGCGAAGAAGCCTACTTTGACAGCCACGCAGGTTGCCAAGACTTCCGCAAAGTAATACGAAAATAAGGAGTAGCAATGCCTACTTACCCCGCTCCCGAGAGGCAGGCCAATGTTCCGGCCCCCTCCCCGACGCCAGTGAGTCCGTTGAAATCTGACTCGTCCGCACCGTCTATTCTGCCCAACCTAGTTGACGATAAAGCCTGGAAGAGCAGCCTCTAAAAACACATTTACGCACTGACACTCAGCAAGTGCGTGGGCTGCCCAATAGGCGGCCTTTTCAATTTGAGTGCAAAAGGTGATTGACCCAATGGAATACCAAAGCAATGTTCTGCCCTACATCCACGCGGAAGAAGAAGTGATACCACCAGTAGTTACCGAGAAGCCCACCCTGACCGAGGACGAGAAGAAGAAGTTCAACGACATCTTCCGTGAGCGGTACGCAGAGCTTCAAGAGAAAACGCGCAAGGATACAGCCAAGGCTCTGGAAGAGCAGGCGCAGAAATTGAAGACTGACTTTGAAGCTAAGATTGCGGAGGCAACCGCTAAGAAAGCTGATAAGCCAGCAGGCGAAATTGTTGACGAAACTGCTGAAGCAAAGCGAATTGTTGCTGATTACAAGCGTCTCATCGAGCAGCGCGAAACTGAGATTAAAGGTCTCACCGGCTCGCTCAAGGATAAAGACTCAACTATTCAGGCAATGGCCAAGGATCGCGCCGTCGCAGACGCTATCTCTGGTATCTCCTTTGTTAATTCAAAGCAGGTAAAGGTTCTTACCGGCGATGCAATCGAGCTGGACCCAGAATCGGGCAAGTATGTTGTCCGTAATGACGAAGGCCAGATCATGATAGGCGATGATTTCAAGCCTGTCTCGCTGAAGGACTATTACACCAAGTACGCAGAACTGAACCCGCATCTGGTAAAGAGCGGCGTCGTTGCTGGCGCAGGTTCTACGCCGAATGGTGCTCCGGGCACACCTGGTGAATTCGCACACGTTAAGTCGAAGGCCGACCTGGCCAGCGATCTCAAGCTCCGCATTCGTTATGTGGACAAACACGGTTACGACAAATACGCAGCTTTGCCTGCCAAGTAACCCTACCCTTTAAGGAAATAGCACAATGGCTATCGGACAAGAGACAGATTTTAAGATTTACCCCAACCAGTTCTTCGGTGGGATGGTTGAAACCCTGCAGACTGAGACTGATGTTTGGAACGCAAATTCTGCCGGTGTGATGCAGTTCAGCACGCAGAACATGAAGGGTGACTACGAGAAGCAGTCGTTCTTTCAGCGCCTCGGTAGCCTCGTGAATGACCGCGACCCTACCTCTACGGCAGGCGTGGCTGACTCCAAGCTGACGCAGGATGAAATCATCAGCATCAAGGTCAACAAGCGCATCGGCCCGATGGCTGAGACCTTGGATGTGTGGAAGAAAGTTGCACTTGATCCGGCTGAGTTCTCCGTGGTCATGGGTCAGCAGGCCGGTAAGGATGTTGCCGTCCAGTACGTCAACTCCGCTCTGTACTCTGTGCGTGCGGTTCTGAAGTCTATCGGCGCGTCAGTTCAGTATGACGCCACCGCGCAGACTTTGAAGACTGCTAACCACACTGCCCTCGTCAACACGTTGGCACTGTTGGGTGATAAGTCTTCGCGCATTGCGGCTTTCGTTATGCACAGCGCGCAGTATTTCGAGCTGGTCAAGCAGTCCATTGCAGACAACGTGTTCCAGGTAGCTGGCGCGGTGATCTACAGCGGCACGCCTGCCACGTTCGGCAAGCCCGTGATCGTGACCGATTCCCCGGCGACTTTTGACCCGGCGACTGGTTCGGTTCTGGCCAAGTACGACATCCTAGCGCTCGTTCCGGGCGCGGTTGAAGTGGTTGAGTCTGAAGATCGTAGCGTGCTCTCGCAGTACATTACCGGTCTGGCTAACCTCTCCCTCCGTATTCAGGGTGAGTATGCGTACAACATGCGCGTGAAGGGTGCGTCCTTTACCGGCGCGATCAACCCGAACGACGCAGCGTTGCAGCTTGCTTCCAACTGGTCTTACCGTATGCAAGAGGTTAAGAGCGGACCTGGCGCGAGGCTTACAACGTTCTAGTAATCAGTAACTTACGGCATGTTATTAAAGGGCATCCAAGCGATGCCCTTCATGCTGTCAGGAGTTTAGCATGAGCACTTACCCGCCCTCTCCTGACGTTACTGGAGGCGGCCCGGCACCTGAACAATCAGCTTCTACAGTCATCTCTGAAATCTATTCGAATTGGAGTACCAGCTATATCTCTTTAGCTGGGGCGACAGCTTACTTTGCCGCTCACTACAAGCCAAGCTATGCCGCGCAATGGGCAGCACTCAGCTCAGCCCAGCAAGGCTTGCTATTAAATGCGGCTTGTCGCGACTTGGAACAGCTCAAATACGTAGAGCGCCAAGCGGTGCCGACCTATAGGTACTTCGTAGATCCCGTCAAGGGCAGGATTCTTATCCTGACTCCGCGCCGCGATCCTATTAAGTACAACTATTACCAGTCACTCCAGTTTCCGCGTTCCGTTGATATTCACCAGGACAGCACGGTTTTTATACCGATGCAAATGCAATGGGCGCAGTGTGAGCAGGCAATCTATCGCCTGAACTTTGACGAGACTTTGCTCTCCAATGCTAGGCAGGGCTTGTCAATCAACAGCATTAAGGTTGGAGGTGGAGTTTCCATCTACCAGCACCTTAACTCTGGCGGCGACAATCTAGCTCCTACAGCTTTGGCATATATCAAGCCGTTCCTTAAGTATGGCAAGCACCTTGTGAGGTCGTAATGAGCCTCCAGTCTTCGATAGATTATGTGCTTAAGTACGTCGGTCCGCCTGCTAAGCAGGTCTATAAAAGGACCACGGTAACTCCAGCAGGAGATTCCCTGCTCGGCCTTTCTCCGAGCGGCTCTCCGCAGCACACCGACACATTGCTAGTTCCTCAGCCTGTCTATGAACAGCTTCAGGATCGTGCGGCTGTGTTGAGTTCTTCCGGTATGGCTCTGGAAGCCTCAGATTACGAGATAGTCATTTCTTCTAGTTCCATCTCTATTACAGAGCTGGAGCAAGGTAATTTGACATTTGTACTTACAGATACGTCAGG